TCGGATTGTTCAGTTTTGCTCAGTTCGGTGAAACTGGACATACTGGTGTACAACTCTTCGAAGGCTTTTCCTTGTTCGGCGGCTGTTACACCGGCGGCGCGCGAAGAGATACTAACAGCAGCAATTTGAAGGTTATACTCTTTGCCGGCGCCAGTGGCTTTGCGGAAAGAAGAAATTGCCTTATCCTGTCCGAGAAGAAATTTGGTTGTGAGGTCGGCAAAGGCTTTAAACCCGGCAGCCAATAGATCAAACACCTTAAGGACACCCTGCTTGCCCATGGACTTGCCCATATCCATCATAGCCGTCTTCATGGAGCCGCCCTGAGCAGCACCGGCATTTAGTTGGTTACCCAGGTCGACCATCTTGCCGGTTAGTCCGCCAGATTTCAAGCCAAGCCCCAGGGCTGATGTGCCCACTTTCGTGAGGGCGTCGCTCATGCCCTGTTGTCCCGCTGCAGCCTCCCTTGCCTTCTGCATGGTTACTGTCGCGTCCTTAACTCCCTTGTTGTATTTAGCGGTCGCGGCGTCAAAGTCGTTGCCGGACTTCTCTGCGCGCTGAAGTTCTTCGGAGAGTTCCACCAGTGCTGCAGCATGTTCTCGAACGGCCGCGGCGCGCTGGAGTTCATACTTTTTTGTTATACCCTGAGATAAACTAGAGTATTGCTTCTCAAGCTTTTCTATTACCTCTGATTGTTTATTATAGGCTTCGGTCTGGTCTTGGATCTGTTTTGTAATTGCCGCAGCATCCTTGCCGTCGCCCGGCGCGGTAAATTCGCTTGGTGCGGTACCACTGGGGGAGTCCCGATCACCCTTGAGGGCCGCAACAAGCTGTTTAAACTGTTCGTCGGATAAAGCCACCTAACTATCCCCTAGTGCTCGAAGGGCCAGCGCAGACCCGTCTCATATTCAAACTTTTTAACAGCGTCTTGAACTTGATAGCGGGAGTTCATTGTTTGAGCATCGTTAAGTCCATGCTTCATAAAAGAATCCATGTATTTTTTCTCCTGCTGCAAAGCAGTGAAGAAGGACATGATTTGTCCTTGATTTCCGGATACCGAGATTTTGGGATATAGTTTGGACGGTGCCTCTGGTCCATAAAGGCTCTGCATCAAGAAATGAACATCAAGAGCAAAATCACTATAAACATTTTCATTTAGAGTGCCGCTGTCTTTGTGATTTAAATTCAGATGGATCTTGCGCATATGACTATACCCTCAATAAATAAATAGTCTGAAACTAGAAAAGACCTGGCTATTTGCGAGCCATGGCATTTTCCATTTCTTCGTTTTCTCTCTTGTGTTCTTTAATTAGTCGCTCAACGAACCAACGTCGGAGCATTACAGGTAGATTATATGCCTCAACAAAGGACCAACTACCATGATATTGAAGAACAAACAGCTCTTCGTAAACTACTTCTTGGTATTCATGCCCCAGGCCAAAAAAACTCAGCCGTCAAAGGCATTATGACCTCCCCACCAAAGGTGCATGATTCACAGGTGAACTCGTGAGTAAGATCGACGTCGGGTCTAATGCCTTCGTAGATTGCACGCAAGAAGCGAGAGTCGCGAACAGGCATTACATCCACAAATTGGGCCAGCATGCTAGTATCGGTGACACCAGCGACCGAAACGATTACCGCTTTGAGCAGGTCAGTACTCTTGGTGTCTGGAAGGTTGAGCTTTTTCTTCTTGGTAAGGGATTCATTGAGCTTTTTCTCTGTCCCCGACATTAAAAGGCGTACCTCGACCATAACCCCCGTAGTAGGTAATTCAAACATAAAGGTGCCGGCCGGTGTCTCCTCAATGTCGTCGCCAATATCGTCTGCAAAGTGAAGGCTCAAGGACTCAAGATTAAACTCTGCGTCATTATTCTCACCGCAGGAAGGGCAACTGACGTTTGTTTTGTAATCAGGCCCAAAACCCGTAATCCTAGAGGAAACTACAAGAGCGTTCTTGTCGCCGATAAGAAAGTCATCTATTTTAAGTGTCTGGTCCACCAAGAGCGATTGGAGCATCCGATCGAGGGCCAAACCTTTACGCAAGAGTGCCTCACTGGTAAGGATATCCTCTTCTTTTGCAGTCATATGACGCAGCTCGACCGTCTCCACACCTGCCAAGGCGTGTCCTTCCGGATAGAACCTTCCTCGACTGGGAAGTTCAACAAATTCTGTTGGTGTAACAAACGAAAAGATGTCGTGTGTTGCGGCAGCCACTGCGGCCGCGGGGGATGGCGCCGTTGGCGCCGATGGTTGCATTCTCTGAGAGTTTCTCTTGCGATTACCCATTAATTACCTGCTTTCTTATACCTCTAGGTCGCGGTCGCGAATGCAACAGCGGGACCAGAAGTGTATACAGCATAATCATAACGCATCTGAACCGTAATGTTAAGCAGTTCTGTATCTGAGTCATAACTTAGATCGCCGAAAGTCGCATTTGTAATAAAGGAGTTAATTAACTGCCACTGGCCAACATTGCCGCCTTCGCCGTTTACCTCAGTGATGGTTACAATTCCGAGTGCGGCTAAAGCGTCGGCCTTGTTGACGGTGCCAGGAGCCTGGCCGGCCAAGACAACATTCTCCTGAATGTCGGGCCGGAGATATCCCATCTGGGACAGAGCGTTAATTAGTAGAGCGTTACCGTCGGGGTTAATGGCGTTAACGATTGTAGCTGTCACCTCACTCCACTCCACAGAGCCGGGGTAGTAATAAGTGTTACCAAGAAATTTGTGAGCGGCTTGTCCCACCGTATAACCAGGCTTTGTGACCGATTTCGCGAGGTATTTCGCGTAGGCAAAGGCTTCGTCGCCACTACCATCATTCATCTGGGGGAAATCCAGAATAAATCTATGTGCTCTTTTTGGCTCTGATAAAGCGCTTGTCCAGAATGGCATTATTTAAGTACTCCTTATAAGTTCTAAAGTTAAATAGTGTGGGAGATTAAAACCTCCCACTTTATTAATCGTCGAAGGAAGCTCCCGTGCGAGTAATGTTGAAATCAATCGCGATATACTCGATGGCGCGCGTGGGCTTCAAGAAAATCCGTGCATACATGATATTTCTATCAATGAGTTCCGGAGTTGTGGTTGTCTCATCAAGGACCAACTTAAAGTCTGAGAGTCCGAAGTTAGTCTTAATGTCCGAAAGGATCGGTGTGACAGAGGAGATAAACCTATTCCAAGTAGTCTGAACGTTGGGATCAAACAATAGAGTGGCTGCGGCCTGAGAAACACGCTTCTTCACAAAAATCATCAGTCGGCGAACATTGATACGGTCAAGGGCCGACGGTGTAACCTGGAGGGTCTTCTGACCGAAGATTACAATCCCTTCAGCCGGGAACTTGGCAATTGGGTTAATGTTAGCCGCGTAAAGGTCGTCGCGATTCTTCCGAGTAAGCTTATGGGCAACATCCACAACCGGGATACCAGCAGCGCCCTCTGTAAGACCACCGCGGTTGAAACCAGCGGGGGCAAACCAGACCTGTGTCTTCTTCTGGGAGCTAGAGAACGTTCCCAAAGCGGCCACAGAAGGCGGGATCCAGATAGACAATCCGCTAATGGTGTCTCGCGCGCGCAGCCAGGGATAGAAGCAGCAGCCATAAGAGGAATTAAGGGCTCGCTGGCGCAGAGACGAGATCGTCGTGTTTAGAGCGGAAAGAGTGTTGTTACGCGCTGCGGTCTTACCTTCTGCGCGTGGCGAATACCCTCCTTCGAGGTCGATAATTGCTAATGCGTCGGCACGATCTTCACAAACATTGATTAGGTTGTTTGTAAGTCCGGGCTGCTTGAGTCCGGGGATGGTCGCCAAGTTCATCTCAACTACCTCTGGATCCGCAAGGGCATCGATACTCTGTCGAATAGAGTTAAAGGTGTAGTTATTAGCGTCGCTAGGTGTGCCGCCGAGGTTGCGGTTAGCAAACGGATCTAGCTCACGAATATTCACCCCATCGAAACCGCCGTACATCGGCACGGTGAAACGATCGAAGCCGGCGTCGAGGACGCCGCTCACGGCACCATTAAGGTTAGTAAGGGATGTTCCTGCCGCGTGAGAGCCGGAAAGCCAGACTCCTGCAGAACCACTGATGTCGTCCAGCGTAAAGTACATGGAGCGTTCGGTTGCATTGGCAGTTGGGCCACCAAACATACCGTTCACCATTCCGCCGCGGGGGCGCAGAATATCAATGGTCGAGTGGTCGAATACGGTTCCGCCGGCGGTGCGGGTTGTCTGCAGACCGAAGTAAGCATCTGTGTTGTTGCTCAAGTTGCCGGCGGAGGCGCTAACGCGGAACTCCGGTGCGGGGTAGAAGACCGAGGCTGTGAGGCTGGATCCACTAATAATTAACAGGGAACCCGTTGTGTAGTTACCAGCGGCGGCCCACTGTCCTCCCTCCGACAAGGGTCGTGCATTGAGTGCCATAGCAGCCCCCGAGAGCCAGTTAGACTGTTTGGTCTCCGGCGGGCGGGTGGCGCCATAGGGAGCCGTGCTGCCTGTGATGACCGCATCATCCTCATACTTTAGAATGCCGCGGAAGCCGAAGGGAAGAAGAGCAGCATTATCGCCAACGATTTCTTCGTTGACAGAAACACGAATATACTGGGATACATTAGGATAATCGCCGTATTCGATATAGCGGCGTTCCGTTGAATCCCAGGTGGCATACCGGTCGCCGATCTTTCGAGCAATATAATTGAGTGAATCAGGGTTCAAATCAAGTCCAGTAAAGCTTTCGACTAGGCGGACGACGTTGTCAGAATCGCTTAAAGAGCGGACAACCAGCGAGAACGTTCCATATGGATTAGCCTCATTTGTAGAAATTGTAATATCCTGGATGGACACCTTAAGATTACGGTTAGACCAATCTCCGGGTTGATCGAGGGCAACCACCTTAAAAAGAGCCGGCGTCTGTTCAGGAGAGAATGCATTAGACGCTAAGCCTCGTTCCGACAGGTCACAGCCAATAATAAATGGCGTTTCGGCAGACTGGAGGGGGACACGATAGTTGTCGCCCATAGTAAAGCCGGTGCTCCTAGGGTCGATTTCAACGATTGCCGCGTAGGTTGCCCCAGCAGTCGCCGGCACATTGGCGCGGAGATGGCGGTCAAAGGTCTCGCCGAGGAAGTAGTTTGACTCTGTTTCCACCAACGCAGCGTTCGTGCGTGCGGGAGTAGTGTTAAAGATCTTGCGGATATATCGCGAGCTATCAATGTCAAAGTTGAAGGAAGTAGTCAAGGTGCACGCACCGACGTCGCCGCCAGGGTTATGCATAAGCATCTTGAACTCATAAGGAGTTCCGGAGTCGCCCACCACAACATTTGAACCAGTCACAGCAAGGCCGGCAGACCACGAGCCACTTGGGACGTTGACCCCGTCATCCTGGTTAATCTGCGTTGCAATTGCGCCGCTTAACTGTAGACTTGTGGCGCTATCAGTGGTATAAAAGACCGCGGCGAGGGAGCCCTCTAAAGACCCAGTGGGCGTAGCAAGAGGGTCACCATAGCTCTCGGGCTCAAAGACCACGAGGGCCCATGCCTTACCGGCGGGGCCACCGTCCCAACCGGCTTCGCCGGTGCCAACCTCAATGTCGGCTGCGGGGGCCTGGGTGCCAAGAAGACGAATATAGGTTAGAGGAGAGCTGTTTCTTAAGTAGGCCTGCGCGGCATATGCCCCGTAGGTGGGAGCTGTTTCATTCCAAGATCCACGACGCCATACATCACCGGCTGCATTGCCGGGTGAGGGGGTACCAAAGACTTGTACAAACTCCGAAAAAGAGTCGACGGTGGTGGGCCGGAGGGCGGGGCCCTTTTCTGCGCGACCTATAACGACCGGACCGATTCCCGCAGGGGAAGCCGGCAACTGAGAGTTGTCGACTTCGTTGACGAAAACTCCGGGCGATACAAATCTGAAATTTTTTACTGACATTCGTTTTATCTCCTAAACCTGGGATAGTCTTATTAAATAGTATTGACCCGGCGCAATAGTATCTAATCTCTATAAAATCCACCTTTAATATTGTCGGGGATGTCCCCTAAAATTACCTTTTCTCTTGATAACTTATACTCAACGGCATTCTCACGCCGAACTAACTTGGGTTTTTCTTGATTTTCGCCGTCGCCTATCAAATATCCCAGCACCTCAATACTTACTGTATTCTCATAATTCCGGCGCGCCATACCTAAGTCTGTTTTATTTGATCCATTTGCAAAATCCCCACTAATGAATACTTCATAATAATGATTTTCATAACTGATCCTTTTTGGCATCGGACTGTTGCCCGGGACGGTCACAAAAGGACGCAACATTTCATTAACTTGCTGTTGGTATTCACTACGAAGTGTTATTTCATAGTTTACTGAAATCCATGTAGGAATAGGTATGGTGATAGTCTCATAAACTACCTTCTGCACTGACATATTCCGTTTGTTGGTGTTGTTCATTTTACTCGACACTGTTTTATCCGGGCCGTACTTTCGCGCGGCGAGATTATTTTGGAACTCAGCAGTCTTTTTTTGATTAATTTGTCGAGCGATGGTAACAACCCCTCCTTTTGCATCAGGGACTGGATATAAGTTTGCGTATACGGTTCCCTTTTTATTGGGATTCTTATTAATTGATGCACGGTTCACCGTAATGAGAGGGAGGACCAGCATCTCTTCCTTATCTCTTGGATCCTTATTGTGTTTAATCTGGTATACGCGTTCAGAGGTAACCCACAAAACCGGAACCTTCTTAAACCCCTCGTTTGTGGTAACTGACAAATTAAGCTCATCATCAATAAACCGCATCATGGCCGCATCAATGGTTTCTAGTGAAGAGACTGAAAATTCAATTTCCTTGAGCTTGGCGGCGACGGCTGGATCGGCGATATAGTTATACTCATTGGTTGCTTTGTCTTGTATTTGAGCTTGTGTGCGTTTACTCCGAGACATCGTTTCTATCCCCTTAGCCTACAAAGATGCCGGCAGGGATATTTTCCATGACCTTCTTGGTGGAATCCTGCAGTGTGGCATCCTTGGTGGCCATCTCAGCGTATGTAAGCTGGTCGAGAGTAGTCTTAAGTTCCTCGCGCAAAGCGTCTTGCTCGGATTTAGCCTGGGATAACAACTCCGAGGCGTTCAGGGTGACGCTCTCACCGGGGATTGGGACGGTTGCAAACTTTCCGCGGACTTGACCTAAAATTTCCTTGGTAAGAGCTAAGGCGAATCTCCTAACCCACTGTTTGCCGATGGCATTGATGTTTTCATAAGGGATATTTTGAAACGGTAAAGTATTCATATTATTAATGCCTTCAATCCCTGATTTAGGCTGGCCGGTGCCCTCTTCCCAGGGGGAGAACTGGTGATCAATAGTGAATTCTACCCAGATCTTCCCTACTTCCAGTGAATCCGGTTGCGGGTAAATCCTAAGTTTGTTGTTTCTTATCTCATAGGAAAAGTGAGAGGTGCGTGTCCACAATGCGTCCTCGTATGCCATGGCTTGAAGCTTGTTCTGCCAGGTGGGGACAATCTCAAATGTAGAATCATCAGCGAACTGCCCATAGGTGCGCATGTTGCCCACTACCGAGAATCCTCCATAATATCCATAGAAACGCCACATAGCTCGCGGTGTTTTATAGTAAACTTTACGAATCGTAATCCGCTTATCTTCAATTTGTTCAAAATATGGAACCAAAGGATCAGTCGCCGAAGAAGCAGACAGCAGCGCTTGAAGGTCGTAATCTTGTTGGCTCTCAACTCTAGTAATAGAGCCGGAATAGATTGGAAGTGTGCCGCCGAGTCCCGTTTCGGTCATGGTACGCTCTGAAACGCGATGAACAAATCCGTAATCGAAGCGCGGGTAGCGCAACGACACATCTGTGCCGGCCAGGGGATCAGTGCTAGCTATCTGTCCGTCCTGATCAAAGGACGCGGTCTGAGCACCTAGGAGGTCTGAGAGAGAGTTTTTACTTTGATGAATATTTATGAGATAGGAGTATTCTAATACTGCCTCTTCGTATGCCGCATAAACACTTCCTTCGGCTAACTCAATATCTAAAATATCCCCACCCAGCTTTTTGTAGGTGTAAGAAACCTGGTCCGCCGCACCAGATAAAAATGGACTAGATGCGGCATAGATACCAAAAGGGAGTGTATTGGCTACATTAGCTGGTGATCCGGTGACCGGCAGTATATTCGCACTGAATGTGGAGGCGGGGTTAAGATTAGGTATTGCCATGTATGATCCTCTATTCGTCTAATACTAAATAGAAAGCCCCGCCTCAAAAGAGACGGGGCTTTAACTATTTTGACCTTA